CATTGACGATGACGGATGGCAGCGGACTGGCAGAAGGGAATCCCGCCGTCGTCAATGGGGTGAGCTACACCATCTCGCGCCTGCAGACCGATCACGATGTCGGCGATGTCCTCGCCACGCTGGAAACCGCCTGATGGCTCACGTCCGCAAGCAGATTCGCGAAGCTCTGGCAACGGCTGTTACAGGACTGTCCGTCACCGGCGCGCGGGTCTACCAAAGCCGCCTGCATGCGCTGCGCGATAGCAATCTTCCCTGCCTGCTGGTCAACACGGACGACGAAACCATCGAACCAGTCAGCATGAATGCACCGGCCACGCTGGAGCGCGAACTGGTGGTGATGGTCCGCGCTGTAGCAAGGGCCGCCGCCGACCTGGACGACTCGCTCGACCAGATCATGGCTGAAGTTGAAGCTGTGCTCGGCGCGGCATCGCCGCTGGGATCGCTGGCGAAAATCACCGCGCTCAGATCCATCCGCGTGGAAATGGACGACGCGCTGGAAAAGCCGCTCGGCGTGGCCAGCATGGAATACCGGATCACTTACTACACGGCCAGCAGCGCGCCGCAAACGGTTTTATAGGAGAACATCATGACGATTAACACCAACTCCGGCCTGGTCATGGCCATGCAGTCGGCCATCGCCGCCGCCAAGACCATCACCGCGATCACCAAGGCCGCGCCCGGCGTGGTGAGTTCCACTGCGCACGGATTCGCCAACGGCGATTTCGTGCTGCTCGAAATCGAGGGCATGGTGGAATTGAACAAATGCGTTTACGAGGTGGGCAGCATCGCCACGGACACCTTCCAGCTGATCGGGCCGGACGGCGCCACAGGGCTGGACACCACCCTGTTTTCCACTTTCAGCAGCGGCACCGCGAAAAAGCTCACACTGGGCACCTCCATCACCGGCGTGCAGAATTTCGCCGCGAGCGGCGGCGACATCAAGTTCCTGGACAGCACCACGGTGCATGACACCAAGGACAAGCAGATCGCCTCCGGCGTCAGCGCCATGTCCTACAACCTGACCATCCAGTGGGACCCGGCCAATGCCGGTCAGTCCGCCATGCGGGCCGCCTTCGATATTCGCGCGCCCAAGGCGATGCGTATCACCTGGCCGAACGGCGCCTACGTGGCCTGGTACGGCTCGGTCGGCTACAACGGCGCGCCCGGTGGAGACAGCCAGGGCATCACCACCACCCAGGCTGCGCTGGCCGCCGAGGGCAACATGACGGTGGCGGCATGAGCCTGATCGACAGGCTGCGCAAGGCGCGCGAGATCCGCATCGAGGCGGGCGGGCAGGTCTTCACCGCACTGCGCCCGACCGACATGGATATGGTGGGCCTGATCGGCGCTGACGGCTATGCCTTGCTGAAATTCGTCATCGGCTGGGAAATGACCGAACTCGACCTCGGTATTCCCGGCGGCAGCGGCGAGGCAGTGCCGTTTCAGCCCGACCTGTTCGCCGAATGGATCAAGGACCAGCCCGCCCTGTGGACGCCGCTGATCATTGCGATCAAGGATGCCTATGCCGCGCATTCAGAACGGCTGGAGCAAGCCGCAAAAAACTGACTGCGTGGCTGGAATCGACACGGATTCCGATTCCCGTCACGCGCCCGTCGGTAGAAACGCAACTCGCCGTCAAGGCCTGGAATCTGATGGGTGGGATGGACTGGGCCGCGCTTCCCGTGGTGGCAGAGATGCTCGGAATCAATGACGTCGAGGCTTTGATCCACCAGTTGGTGTCCATCAGGAAGTTCGATCAAAAGAGAAACTAATGGCCGAGAATTCCACCAAGATCATCATCAGCGCCGAAGACCGCACCAGGGCGGCTTTTGCCTCGGCAACCTCCGGGCTGGGCGGTTTGTCGCGCGCAGCGATCAGCGCCAATTCAGCGATCAGCGCCATCGGCATCGGCGTTTCGGTCGGCGCCTTCGTCGCCTTCGTCAAAAACACCATCGACGGCGCCGACGCGCTCAATGACATGAGCCTGCGGACGGGCGTGGCCGTCAAAACCCTGGCCGAATACAATCTCGTGGCAGAGCAGTCCGGCACCAGCCTGGAGGCCTTGGGAAAGGGTATCCAGAAGCTCACGCTTTCAATTGGTCAGGCAGAGCAGGGCAGCGGGGAACAGGCCGAAGCGCTGAAGCGCCTGGGCGTTAGCGCGCGCGACCCCCAGGCCGCATTCGAGCAGCTCGCGGATGCGGTGTCCAAGAGCAACGATCCCATCAAAACCAATGCCGACTTGCAAAAAGTCCTCGGCAAAAACTATGCCGAGCTTTTGCCGCTGTTGCAGGCTGGATCGCAGGGCCTGCGCGATTCCGCCATCGCTTCCTCGACCTTCGCCAACGCAATGGAAAAACTGGCGCCGGATGCCGATAAATTCAACGACCAGCTGTCCACGCTGAAAATCAACGTCGCCGGCGCGGCGGCATCCATTATTTCGAATCTGGTCCCCTCTCTCAACGAATACATCGCCGTCGGACGGGAAGTGCTTAATACCGGCAGCTTGCTGGACAAGATCCGGTTTTTTGCGCTTGGCAATGCTTCCGACGAGATGGTCGGGCGCGTCAGGGCATCAGCCGCAGCCGCCGAGGCAGCGGCCAAAAAAGTCAAGCGCGCAGTCGGAGAAATCGAGCAGACAAAGCCGAAATCCACCAAAACCCCAAAAACCCAGAAAGCCGCCGATCCGCTCGCCGGCCTGCTCGGGCAGACCGAGCAGGCCAAGCTGGCCGAGTACAACAAGACCCTCGCCCTGCTCGACGCGCGCTATGCGGCCAACAAGATCGGCGCGCATCAATACACCGAGGCCCTGCTGATCCTCAACGAACAGCTCGACAAGTCGCTCGGCTTCGGCGCGAACCTGGACGATGCCTCCATCAAGGAATACCAGCAGCGCCTCGCGTCACTGATCTCCGACACCACCATCGTCAAGACCCAGAAGTTTCAGGCCGACATCGATTTCCTCAACCAGGCCTTCTTCGACGGCGCGCTCGATGCTGAACTCTACGCGCAGTCCATCGACAAACTGACAGGGAGCGATCTGCCGGAAAATCTGAAGGAGACCAACGACATCGCCCGCGAGCTGGGCATGACCTTCACCTCGGCCTTCGAGGACGCCATCGTCGGCGGCAAGGACCTGTCCGAAGTGCTGAATGGGCTGGAGCAGGACATCATGCGCATCGTTACCCGCAAACTGGTCACCGAGCCATTGGGCAACGCGCTCTCCAGCGCGATTGGTGGAAGCGGCGGCGGGGACATTTTTTCGACAGTCGCCTCATGGCTCGGCTTCGCTGACGGCGGTGTCATGACATCTGCCGGTTCGATGCCGCTACGCAAATACGCCGGGGGTGGTATCGCCAATTCGCCGCAGCTGGCCGTATTCGGCGAAGGCTCGCAACCGGAGGCCTATGTCCCGCTTCCGGACGGACGGCGCATCCCTGTGGCGATGTCCGGCGGCGGCGGTGGCATGTCGGTGGTCAACCATTTCGCCATCTCTGGGCCGACCGACAAGCGCAGCCAGGGCCAGATCGCGGCATCGGTCTACTCCGGGATCATGCGCGCAGCGCGGAGGAACAGTTGATGGCTTTCATCGAAACCCCGCGTTTCCCGGACGATTTGCGTTTCGGGTTCTCCGGCGGACCGGAATTCTCGACTTCCATTGTCGAGGTGCTGTCAGGCGGAGAAAAGCGCAACCGCAACTGGGCGCAGGCCAAGGGCCGGTGGCAGGGAACGCACGGGCCGCATGGGCGCGCCGAAACGGATTCACTGATCGCCTATTTCCGCGCGGCTGGCGGAAGGCTAAACGGTTTCCGCTTCAAGGACTGGACAGATTATAAATGTGCGCTGGCCAATGGAGCGGTCGGATCAGGCGCAGGAAGCGGCGCACCCGTGCTGCAGATCAACAAGACATACCTGACCGGAACGGAGTCCGACCTGCGCCCAATCAGGAAGCCTGTCGCCAGCACGGTCGAGGTATGGAAGAACGGGGTCAAGATGACATCCGGCTACACGCTCGACCCGGCCACCGGGCTGGTCAGCTTCGCCGCCAGCACAACAAAAAGCATCAACGCCAACAGCGCCAAGGCCATCACCGCCATCACCCAGGCCAACCCAGGCGTGGTGACTGCGGTGGGCCACGGCTACGTCACAGGAGACAGGATCAAGATCACTGACGTTGCCGGCATGACGCAGGTCAACGGCCTATATTACACCGTGACATGGATCAGCGCAGACGCATTCTCCATCGGCGTCAATACCACCGCCTATACGGCCTATGTCAGCGGCGGAACGGCGACGAAATACGGCATCACCCAGACCAGCCCGGCGCGGGTGTACTCGACCGCGCACGGTTTCAGCAACGGGCAGATCGTCCACCTCTCATCGGCAACCGGCATGACCGAGGTCAATGGGCGCACCTTCACGGTGGCTAACGCATCAGCCGATTATTTCGACCTTTTTGCGGAAAACGCCAGCGCATATTCTGCCTATAGCGGGAATGGCGTGATCGGGCTCTATCCGCAGCCCTCCGACACGCTGGCGTGGCTGGGCGATTTCGACGTTCCGGCGCGCTTCTCCAGCGACCGGCTGGAGATCACGCTGGTGGCGCACGGGCTGTATTCCTGGGAGGCTGTCGAGATCATGGAGATCCGCGCTTGAGGAATCTTCCCGCCCCGTTGCTGGCCCACATTCTGGGCGACACCACCACGCTGGCCTACCTGTGGAAGATCGTCCGCACGGACGGCGTGACGGCCACCATGACCAGCCTCGATGAGGATATTGTCTTCGCCGGGGAAACCTACATGGCCAGCGCCGGAGTCGATCCAACCAGCGTGGTGCGCCAGGCCTCGCTGCAGGTGAGCAATCTGGACCTGACCGGCTTTTGTGACGTGCTTCTGGCCCCGGCGCTGGAGTCCGGGCTGTGGGATTACGCCCGTGTCGAGCTGCGCCTGATCAACTACCGGACCGCATCCGATGGGACAGCCATCCTGCTGACCGGGCGCATCGGGCAGGTTTCATGGGACGAAGACAAATATACTGCCGAATTCCGAGGATTGAGCCAGCATTTCGGGCAAAGCATCATCGAGCTGACCTCCGCCGAGTGCCGCGCCACGTTCGGGGATGCGCGATGCACTATCGATCCGGCGCTCCACACGGAATCCGGCTCGGTGGTGTCGGTCGCGGACAACGCCTCGTTCGTGGTTTCCGGCCTGACTATTCCGGATGATTATATCTCCGGCAAGATTAGCTTCAACAGCGGCGCATGTTCCGGATACTCGATGGAGATTGTGTCCTGTTCAGCGGTCGCAGGCGGCGCCGAAGTCGGGCTTTTCATGCCCATGCCGTTCGCTGTGACGGCTGGCGATATGTTTTATGCCACGGAGGGCTGCTCCAAGCTGCCGTCACGCTGCAAGACCTTCGGCAATTTCCTGAATTTCCAGGGAGAGCCCTTCATCCCAGGCACGGGAAAGCTGCTTGAAAGGCCGGACGCAAAATGACACCTACCCGTGAACAGATGATCGTCGAAGCGGCCACCTGGCTCGGCACGCCATACCGCCATATGGGGCGGATCAAGGGGGTGGGCTGCGATTGCGTGGGGCTACCCATCGGCCTGATGGCCGGATTCGGCATCGACGTGGAGGACGCGGAATATACCACCCGTCCCTCCGAAGCGCAGCTGCTGTCTGCACTACGCTCAAATGCGCGCCTGCATGAAGTAGGCCATTCCGGCATGCTTCCGGGCGACATGGCTGTGATCGAGCTTGGCCGTCAGGCCACCCACGTCGGCATCCTGACCGACCGCCAGACCGTGATCCATGCTACCCGCGCCGGCGTGGTCGAGAACGGATTGCAGAACGGATGGGGCAGGCGCATCCGCACGGCATTCACCCTGATCGGATATACACCATGCAATTAGCGCTGCCATTAGTCGGCGCGTACATTTCGACAATGATGGGCCTTGGTCCTGGTGTTGGGTGGGCTGCTGGGTCAATGATTTATTCGGCATATTTCGCGCCCAGCATGAAAAGCGAGGGGCCGCGCCTCGATTCGCTCAAGGTGACCATTTCATCATTCGGCGCATCCATTCCCAAGATATTCGGCACGCTGCGCACCGGGTGCAACCTGATCTGGTCTTCCGATCTGGTCGAGGTCTCGACCACCGATGATGTTGGCGGCAAAGGCGGGCCGAGCGCGGAAGTCACGACCTATTCTTATTTCGGCAATTTTCAGGTGCTGGTGTGCGAAGGGCCGGTGAAGGGCATCCGGCGCATTTGGGCCAATGACGATCTGATCTACGACAATCGCGAGACCTCTACACGGATGTTTGCCGTGGGCGGGGATGCGATCAGGGTTTACCTCGGCGGAAACACGCAGCTTGCTGATACTCTGATCGAGCAGTACGAGGGCGTTGGCAACGTCCCGGCATATCGCGGACGTTGCACCATTGTGTTCGACCATTTGCCCTTGGCCAACTATGGCAACGGTCTTCCGCAGATAAGTGTTGAAGTTGTTGGCTTCGCAGACGGTACCGCAGGCGGAGGCAGTATCACCGGAGACATTAGTGGAGCGGCTATTGACTACGGTTACGACGATTACGCTGTCTCCGGTGACAATTACATATACGATACCCACGACAGCTACATTCGTAAGCTCGACCTGCTCCCGAGAACGGTACTCAACCAGGCTCTGCTCAGTTCACTATACACCCCGATTCAGGTGATGTCCCAGACGTTAGCTGAGTGTAGAGGCAGCATCATAGGGAGCGTAGATTTAATCGGGACACACGCCGATGCCCCTATATTGATCGGAACGTACGCAGCAGACCCATATGAGTGCCCGTTCCAAGGATATGTCACGGTACTGGTGCGTCTGGATCCTGTGACACTGCAGCCATCGGCAGTAGGCGAGCACACTGGTGACACCGGCATCAAACACGATGGCACTGTGGCTCCGGATATTGCGGAGACATGGAGCACCTCCGAGCGGTTTGTATATGCCTGCACCGGTGACGTGGACGCAGGCAACGGGCTATACAGTTTCGACACGATCAGCGGAGCCTGCGGGATTCTGTGGGAATTCCCGACGACCGACGCGCTGTACGCCGCCGCCGTCCGGGATACAACCGCCTGGTGCCTGACGCAACTTTCCGGGGCATGGTACATCAGCCGCAAGACACTGGGAGGAGCGGAATTGCGCGCAGCACTTCCGTTCGGACTGGCGCTGGGCGGGTACGCCAAGAACCTGATGGTAGCGGACGGGCAGTACCTCTACTTCAAGACAGGTCACATCCTGGATGCCAGCACGCTGGCGCTGGTGGAGACCGAGCCGAAGTTCGCAGGGAGCAGCCTGTTCCTGCTCGACCGCGAGAACTACATCACGATCATCGACGCCGGTGGAACGGGTGACAACCTGGTCTACCCTCTCGCGGGCCGCACCCTGTACGCCACGCTGGTGTCAGCCGGGGCGACAGGCTATTTCTCTGCCACAGAGCGGCGCATCGTGGCGCAGTCCACTACCGCCGGTCAGTATGTGCTGTGGGGAGTAGCCGGCATCCCCGAGCTGCCAATCTCGTTCGCCAACTTGGCGCGAAACATCGCAACAGACGTGGGCCTGACTGAATCCGATCTGAATCTCACGGATACCGAGAGCGTGCTGGTGCGCGGGTTCGTCTGCGCCAATCGTCAGGCGGCGCGATCATTCCTCGAACAGGTCATGGCGATCCATTTCATAGAGATGGTGGAATCTGACGGAAAATGCAAGTTCGTGCAGCGCGGCAAAACGCCGGCGCGCACTCTCAGCTACGATGAACTGGGCGCGACGGAGGGCGATGCCTCCGGCCCCCGCGTGGCGTGGCAGAACACGCAGGAGCTCGAGCTTCCGCGCCAGATCGAGCTGCAGTACATGAACCGAGATGATGAGTACAACACCGGAACGCGCATTGCTTCGCGCCAGGTGTGCAGCACGCTGGAGCGCGTCAACGTCACGCCACCCTGCGCGCTGACCAACGACGAAGCCAGTACCATCGTGCACAGAATGCTGGAACTGGCATGGATGGAATCCATCACAGGAAGCGCAAAAGTCACGCGCGACCACATTGACCTTGAGCCGACCGATGTGATCGTGCTGGCGGATGCCGCTGAGTCGCATACCGTCATTCTTCGCAGCGTCAGCGAGAGTCCGGGCGGGATGATCGAACTGTCTTTCAGCCGCTACGCCGCGTCGCTCTACAGCCGAACAGGGACGGTGGATGACATGGTCTACCCGGCTCATGGCATACCGGAACTCGGCAGCACATGGCCGCTGGTGCTGGACATACCCTACTACGGCGACACTGATGAGGGGTGCGTCTACGCGGGCGCGATGGATACCCTTGGCGCGTCTTGGTACGGATCGGTGTTCGTCAGCCGGGACCAGGTGAGCTGGAAAACTGGCGGGTACATCCTCTCACCGGCCACGCTGGGCTACGCCACAACCGAAGCGCCAGATGCACTCCCTTGCATGTGGGATGTCGCCGGGACGGTTGGGCTCAAGCTAGCCAACAGCAGCGCCAGCTTGAGCAGCAAGCCGGATGCAGCCGTGCGTGCGGGCGAGAACCTGGCGGCATTCGGCCAGCCGGGACGGTGGGAAATGATCCGCTTCAAGACCGCCACCCTGAACGTGGACGGCAGCTACACGCTTTCCAACATTGCCCGTGGCGAAATGGGCACCGAGCAGCACACAGCAGCGCACCTTGCGGGAGACCGCTTCGCGCTGATCAATTCGGCGCTGGTCAAAATCCCGGTGCCGCATGACTACGCCGGGTCAGCGCTGACATTCCGCTTCGTGCGCAGTGGGCAGACCTTCGCGGAAGGCACTTCCGTGACCATCACCTATCGTGGAGAGGCCATGAAGCCTTGGCCGCTCGCGTGGGTGGAAGGAACGCGCGACGGCAGCAACAATCTCACGGTAACGTGGACGCGCTTGTCGCGGGTGGGCGATGAAATGCCGTCTGGACGCGCCATCGCATTGGGCGAGGTCAGCGAGAAGTACGACGTAGTGATCTATGCATCGGACTGGACCACGATCAAGCGCACCGTGGCCGGGTTGTCCGCGCCAACATTCACCTATACAGCAGCGGAGCAGACAACCGATTTCGGCAGTCCGCAACCCGCCGTGCGCATTAAAATCTACCAGATCAGTGACCGCGTGGGACGCGGACAGCCAAGGAGCGCCACCGTATGACGACCTATTCCAGCAACCTGCTCATCCCGTACCTGGATGACAACATGGACAATCCGCATCTCCCCGTCAACGAGGCACTGAGGGTGCTCGACAAGGCCATCGGCAGCAAGGTGGCGCTGGCGGTAACGGGCGGGACCACAATCATTACGGACGAGGAGTCACGCGGGGCATATTTGGAGCTGACCGGGGTGCTGACCAGCAACCTGATACTGCAAGTCCCAGCCAGGGCCAAGCAGTGGCTGGTGCAGAACAAGACAACTGGCAGCTACACCGTCACAGTCAAGACCGCTACCGGGGCCGGGATGGTGGTCACCAATGACAGTCAGCTCCACATGGTGTACTGCGACGCGCTCGACTGCTGGCCCGTGCAGAACTCGACGCACGGGCGCAACCGGGTGGTGCTGCCCTACGGTTCCGGCATCACGATCAACTGGGCCGGGGTGGACATTTACGACACGACGCTGACCGGCAACATGGTCATCAGCGCCTTCACCGGGGCTACGGATGGGCAACTCTGCGCCATGCAGGTCAGGCAGGATGCAACCGGGAGCAGGACGGTCGGCTGGCCGCCAGAGGTTCGCTACGGCACCGACCTGACGACGATCCTGTTGACGACGACGGCCAGCAAAATGGACCGGGTGGTGTTCCAATACGACGCCGGGGCGGGCAAGTACGACCTGGTGAGCTTGATGAGGGGGTACTGATATGAGCGTAATTTGGATGGATTCCTGTGGGGATCATTACACCTACACACAAGCTGGGCGTTTTTGGGACACTGTTACGAGCGTCGCCGCTGTAGAAACCGGGCGCCGGACCGGCTCCAGTTGTATTCGCATACAAGGGTCTGGTGGGGCAGTTGAGAAAACAGTGAACAACCTCGCGGATGTGGTGGTTTCGTGGGGCGGGAAGTACCAAAGAGCATTGGTGGTGGTGCCGCTGGGGATATACGACGGGGCGACCAGGCAGCTGTATTTCGAGTGTGTTAACGATGGCAAAATCACAGTTAAAAATGGTTCCGGAACGACGCTAGGAGAGAGTATCCAGTGTCTGACAGAGAACACATGGGCATGGATCGAGGTCAAGGTGACGGCATTCTCCAACACGGTGGGCGGGGTGGTGATCCGGGTCAACGGGGCAGTAGTGCTCACGCTGACCAATGTGGATACCTTGAACACCGCAAATGCCTACTGCACCAAAATAAGGCTCGGATCGGACGTGAATTCATATTATGCGGCATGGCTCGACGATGTCGTGGTAAGCGACCTGTCCGGCTCTCTGAATAATGACTTTCTCGGGGACGTCAGTGTGGTTTGCATGCTGCCGAGCGCTGAAGGCAGCAACAGCGGCTGGACACCAAACAGCGGAACGGTTCACTACGACCGGGTGAGCCAGACGACCTCGGACGACGACACCACCTACTTGTCTACTGACACTACTGGGGTGCTTGACAGCTGGAATTTTGCCGATCTCACCGCCAGCTCCACAATTCTCGCCGCACAGCTCAATCAGACGGTGCGAAAGACTGATGCCGGGACTGCCGAAATCGCTGGGGTCTGTCGCAGAGCGTCGACAGACTATGTCGGGACGACACAGGCAGTGGGCGGGACAGCCTATACCGGCTATGCGCAAGTATGGGAGGTCGACCCCTCAACAGCAGCGCAGTGGACACAAGCGAACCTCAACGCCGCCGAGTTCGGCATCAAGAAGGTGACCTAAATGACTGCTGCCTACGTCTCGCAGGATGTGGTGCTGGCGCTGACCGAGCCGGATGTGTCACGGGTGGCGGTGTCACAGGGCGTAATTCTGATGCTGTCCTCACCAGTGCCGCCTGTGTATGCGACACAGGCGGCACTGGAAATACTCGCGGGACGGCCTGTCGGCACACGAAATTTTCAGGACACAATATCACTGCTGTAACACGACCGGGAGGCGGTCATCATGAGCAACAATAACGAAAACGAAGAGCACAACCACATATCAGTAAGCGACAACAAATGGGCGATCGATAAGCATATCCCCATCACGATGCTGGTGTTCTTGTTGATGCAAACGCTTGTGTGGGTGTGGTGGGCATCGTCCTTCGCGGCGACCACCAATCTGCGGATCGATCAGCACGATAAGAAATTCAGCCAACTGGAATCCCTGCCGGAGCGACTATCTGCCCTGGAGTCCTCTTCTCGTGTGCAGACCGAGATCTTGCGTGAAATTCGGAGTGATATACGTGCCCATGACCAACCGTCTTCCGCACGCAGCAAATAATCCGCAGCAGTGCGCCAGGTGCCGCTGGAACACCGGCACCGAGCACCGTAGCTGGTGCTCTTACGGCGTTCCCGGATACCCCTACCGGATCGATTGCAAGCTGTACCGGCCTGCCCCTGATGCGATTTCGCACTCACCAAGGAGGTCAGTATGAAGGCTATTGAGTGCCTGATTGATTCTCTTCGCCGGATAGCCGGGCGCTGGAGGATCGGACGCCGACTGAATAAGATCAAACAGGGAAGGCTGTGATCCCTAAACCGAAGGCGGTCACATCAAAATCCAGATACCGTAAAGGAGGTGACGCATGAGTGGATTGCAGAAGTTTCTGTCGAACAAGAACGTCATGGCGTTCCTCATGGTCATTCGCACCGGCGAGGGCACTGCTGACGAGAACGGATACCGGCGAAAGTTCGGCGGAGAACTGTTCGACTCGTTTGGCGACCATCCCCGGACTGTCGTATCGAAGATGCTCGGGGGTAAGCCACTGTCCAGTTCTGCTGCGGGGGCGTACCAGTTCCTCACGAGGACATGGGACGGTCTGGTCGGGAAGTACGCCTTCCCTGACTTCAGCCCGCTGGTTCAAGACGAAGCCGCAGTGGCCCTTATCTCCGGTCGAAACGCCCTGATGAATGTGGTTCGTGGCGAGTTCGAGGTGGCGATAGCCAAATGCGCCAAGGAGTGGGCGAGCCTGCCCGGTTCGCCCTACGGCCAGCCGACTATGACGATGGCCAAGGCCAGGGCCGTGTACGAGGATTTCGGCGGCGAGTACGCCACAGCATCAACTGCACCACCACCCAAGGAGAAAGTCATGGCACCGTTCCTTCTGGCAGCAATCCCATCCCTCATTTCGGCGATCCCCGAGTTCGCCAAGATATTCAGCAAGCCGGACGTGGCAGAGCGCAACACGGAGGCGATCGTCAAGGCATCCGAACTGATCATGGAGGCCACGGAAGCCCCGAACATACAGGCAGCGGTGGAAAAAATTCAGGCGGACCCGCAGGCTGCGGACGCCGCGAATGTGGCCCTGCGCGTCAACCGTGCGGAACTGGTAGACATGCTGGAGCGCGTCAACGCCATGGAGCAGGGCAACATCGCCACCGCTCGGGATTTCTCACGCTCCGAGTCTCCTGTGCTGGGCAAGTTCAAGTTCGTACACCTCCTGTCGGCGCTGGTGGTCATCGGGGCGATGATCGCCATCGGGTACATCCTGGCGACTAGCACTGACGCGACCGAGCGGGCGATGGCGCTTCAGGCCATCCTCCTGGTCGGATTCGCCGGAGTAATGGCATTCTGGATGGGGTCGAGCAACGGTTCCCAACTCAAAGATGAGCGGCGTCTTCCAGAGCGGTAGTCCGACCGAAGCGTGGACTTGCCCGAGGTGCTACCAGATGAATGTGCGCTCATTCTGCGTTCGCTGTCTGGCGCCACGTCCGCATGCGCAGGCATTCCAGCAGGTTAGCACGACTGGGAGGCGCGCGATGTCGCGCATGTTCGCCATAAACATCGGCGCCACCTTCGACTTCGAATTCGGCAGCAGCCTGGAGGCGGTCGGGAAAAAGCGGATTTACTGGCAGGGAAATAATCCACTTCGGCAGCTTTTCGGCAGCGTGACTTTTAGATCGTTATTCCATGCTGTATAAAGCGGGTTCGAATCCCGCCTTCTCCGCCAGTATATGCGCCATAACTATTTGATAGTTATGGCGTTTTTATTTAAAGCAATGTATATGCCATGACGCAAAATAGGCGCTAATTAGCCCTGTTTCGGCACGGGCTGCCGAGAGTAGATAGCCTCTTTTTTTGCTCGTAAGTAAGCCAAATGCGCGTCCATTTCTGAATCAAAATACCCAAAACTGACACTTCCAACCCTTGCTTGGTACCTTGTTTTAAACCTGCTCTTGGATGTTACCCTTACTCCGGTAAGGAGTTTTCCGGGCTTTTTTTCTTTTTTGATAATACTTTTCTTTTTTTTCTTTGGTATATACCCGTCAGATTTAGACATTGCGCCCATAATTCCAGCCGATATTTTCTCAAGTACCTCAACACCCCATCTGTTCATGGCTAAATTTACTGCCAGGCAAACAAGTCGAACGTTTGATTTAATGTAGCCAATGTTTGAGTCTATTCTGTCCAGACTTGGAGCAAACGGACGATGCGGTCCTCTCTGTGTTGGTGCCGCGAATTCAAAATGAATTCCAGATATTTCACACCGCCAGCGACTTCTGCGTATTAGGTCAGACATGGCTAATTCATCGAATTCGAATTCCATGTTTTTTGATTTTGATCTTCGTTTTGCGTCTTGAAGTAGCGTTGTAGCCCATGCAGGCAGTTCTATCTGCGAAGATCCGCGTATGTGTCTATTAAAGCAGTCGGTGGAACAAAACTTACCAACACCTCTAGTGCGTTTTTCTGTGGTCTCAAACGTGCGGCAACAGAAATGGCATTCAGCGATTATTAGTGGTTTTAGTTTTTTCATTGCCATTTGTAAATTTCCTTGCGAACATTTCTACCGCTTTTCCACCCGCATTTGGCGTGGCTTCCGGTATCCAGCGCCCGTAAACCCTGAAAATCATTGCCGTATCGGAGTGGCCCATCTGCTGGGCCAGCCAGATTGGTGATTCTCCGGCGGTCAGCATCATGCTGGCGTAAGTGTGGCGGGTCTGGTATTGCCTGCGGTAGAGTACGCCGGCCGTTCTCAGCGCTGGCACCCAGGCGCCGTGCCGGATCGGCTGGTCGCCTGTCCAGGGCTGGCCTGTTCTCGGATTGAGAAAGACGGCACCGCCTGCCAGAAAGCTGTGGGCTTTTTGCGCTTTTAGTGCTTCCAGTGCCGGGGCGAGTATTTTAACGTCCCGCGTGCCTTTTCTGGTTTTTGTGCCTTCTGCTTCGTCTGCAGCCTGTGTCTTTGCGCGGCTGACCCGGACAATGCCCCGAATCCAGTCTATATCGCCCCATTCCAGCGCCGCCAGCTCCGAGGTGCGTAGCCCTGACCAAAAGGCGAACTGGAACAGGTTACGGTGCTGCGGATCGCGGCAGGCGTCGAGGATCAGTTCCTGGTCTGCAGCGGTGAACGGATCCACATCGTCTACCGGCTTCGGCGCTTCCTTGCGGGCGAACTTCCAGCCGTAGAGCGGATTGGTTTCGATCAGTTCATCGTCAAGCGCATCCTGCAGCGCGGCGCGCAGCACGCTTTGCACGTTGGCCAGGCGTTTGTTTCCTGCTTTCTGACCTTCGCACCAGGTACGGATGTCAGCGCGTTTTAGTTCGGACAGGTAGATTCTGCCCAGTGCCGGGATGAGTGTGTGGTTGACGATCTTTCGATAGTCGTCCCAGGTGCTGCTCTTGAGGTGCTGGCGCTGTCGTTCCAGCCAGGTCTCAAGCCATGTTTCCAGCGCGTAGCCTGCGCCTTTGCGTTCCGAGAACAGGAATCGGCGGGAGGATTCCGGGAAGGTGACGGCATAATCGAAGGTGCCGCGCTCGATGGCGTGCAGAATGGCGGCGCGGTGCTGCTCGGCGCGTTTTAGATTCGCAGGGGTGGGGGCGAGCTTGATGCGCTCGCGGCAGCGGATGCCCTTGAGTTCGAAGTCGATCTGGATGCTGCTTTCCGAGACGGCGCGCACGCCAGTCCGTTGCCGTTTTCCACCCACTGGTGATACCCCTCGATGTCGATCAACACATGGCCATCCGGCGCCCGGCGCCAGACGCGGCCTTCCATCCACACGCCGTCGCGGATTTTCCCGCGAATGGCGTGCTCAGTATAGCCACTCTCGGCGGCGAACTGAATGATGGTTTTATAGCGCAGCATCAGCCGATCCGGTCCAGCGGGCTCATCACCCCATGCGCGCCACGATTGAGCACATGGGTATAAATCATCGTCGTGCTCACGTCGGCATGGCCCAGCAGCTCCTGCACGGTGCGGATGTCGTAACCGGACTCCAGCAAGTGCGTGGCGAATGAGTGGCGCAGGCTGTGGGGGTGGACCAGCTTGCCTATCCCGGCAGCCTGCGCAGCGGCCCGGACGGCGCGCTGGATGTTGCGCTCGTTCCAGTGGTGGCGACGGTATGCGCCTGATCGCGGGTCGGTGCTGTAGCCGGGCGCGCAGAACAGGTATTGCCAGGCCCATTCTGCCGCTGCGCGCGGGTATTTTCGCTCGATGGCATCCGGTAGTTCCACGTCGGCATGGCCGGTCGCCAGATCAATGTCGTGCAAACGTCGCCGTGCGACCAGATGGTCGCGCAATTCGTCGCCCAGGCTGGACGGCAGCATGGTGATGCGGCCCTTGTTTCCCTTGCCTTCGCGGATGGTGATCTGGCCGCGCTCGATGTCGAGATCCTTGACGCGCAAGCGCAGGCACTCCAGTAGGCGCATGCCGGTTCCGTACAGCAGTTTGATGACCAGGCCGTTCGTGCCGCTGACGTGGCGCAGTAAGGCCTGTATTTCGCGCTGGGTGAGCACGACTGGGAGTCGCTTCGAGACTTTCGCGCGGGTGACGCCATCCAGCCATGGTAGATCGATGCCCAGTACGTCACGGTAGAGGAACAGGATGGCGTGCATGGCCTGGTTCTGGGTGCTGGCGCTGACGTTGCGCTCGGTGGCCAGATCAGATAGGAAGGCTTCCACCTCCGGCGCGCCCATGTCGGACGGGTGGCGTTTGTGGTGGTAGAGGATGAAGCGCTTGGCCCAGTGGGTGTAGCTCTGCTCGGTGCGCAGGCTATAGTGTTTTACACGGAGAACTGCGCGCATGCGGTCGAGTAATTTTGGCGGCTGGGCAGGCGTGTCGTGTAACACGGCGCTTGGTGTCGCGTTTTGTTTTTCGATAGTGAGCATTTTCGCGGTCCTCCGTGGTTTTGTTCGGAATTAGGCGTAAAAAAGTGACGGTCAATTCTAGTTCGGCGTCACTTCATCGCCCAGTGGGAACGTCCCTTCTTCTGGGTACTCGCTCAGATAGGCCACATGCTCGTAGTGCGTGGCCGTGCCGTCGTCGTCCATCACACCGCTTGCCGGGCAGTTGATGATGGTCATTTCAGTTTCCAGTTCGTCGGTGTAGTCGTGCGGCGCAATCACCAGCCCAACGGCCTCGGCCAAGTCCTTAATCTCTTTTCCGGTCAGTGTCAGCATTTCAGTCCTTCTCCTATGGTTACAGCGCCGCCGAACCCGGCGCTCAAGCGGGACGCGCGAAAAGCCGCGCGCCCCTTAGCTATGCGTTATGCGTCAAGGTTGTACTTCTCATCCAGCAAGCGCCGCGACTGCTCGCAGACCTTGCCACCATCAAGCCGCACAGTGCATTGCGACACCTTCGCCCGTAGGCCGCCCCGCCACGCACCACGCACAAACGGCAGCCAGTCGGCGGCAGCTTTGCGCGACGGGTACGCATTACCAACCCTCGTCCAGCCTTTTGCCGGGTGCATCACCATCGTGAAAAACATGGTTCGCTTTTCCATTTCTCCGTCTCCGCGCCGCATAACCCGGCATTCAAGAGGGACGGTCCGCAAGCGGCCCGCCCCTTAGCTCTGCGTTAGGCGTCAAGATTCAACCGCTTCAGCGGCCTCAGTGTTGTACACCCGACGCCAGAATCGGCACTCTTCAATCCATCCTTCACTACCCCTTTCAGCCTCAAGTGTTTCTGCGCGAGCTTTCCAGTAAGACGCACTGCCGTGCGAAAAAGCCAACGCCGCAGCCAGTATTCCAAATCCTATTGCCAGTTGTTCTGGGTTCATTTTGTTTCCCTTTCTTAGATTCACGCCTAACAAGGCATTCAAGCTGGACTTCGTTTCACTCAGCCCCTTAATTCAGTCGTTCAGCGTCAAAGCCACACGCCCTCATTACGTCCATCCGTCAAGAGCACCCGCCTGTTCTCGGCAAACTGATCTGAAATCCAGTCAGGTATTGCGCCGTCGAAAGCATCGCGCAGTTGTCCCACGGTGAAGCCAACTACGCCGCCGCTCGGCGCTACCGCCATGTCAAATCCGGCGCGCAAACAGGCAGACAGCATGTCGCCGAATCGACCGCGCACGACTTCAACTCCGTGCCTGTTCTCTCGCTCGAACTCATAGCGGTTGTCCCAGAGGTAGGTGTCCACGCGCGAGCTTGCGGACTCGTAGTGCTCGTGCCAGCCCTTGCCGTACCGAACACAACTGTCCCAGTCTTCGACGGTCTCCAAGCCGTTGCAGACAACCCAGTAAATGCAGCCCTCTACCTCTGCCAACAGCTTCTTCTTCCGCGCCGGAGTCAGGTCGGTAAAGCTGCGCGCCAGGCCGAGACTCATTTGCTTCCAGCGGTCGTGTTGCAGTTCGTTCATGTCATCGTCCTTTCAGTTGCCGCCGAACAATTCGTCCAACCGGACGTGCCGATAAAGCCCGGCACGCCGGTTAACTCAATCGTTAGCCACCATCCGCGCTGCATACACTCTCAGGCAGCGTTTACAGGCATTTGCCAGCGGCAAGTTAATCGTCATCCGGTAGCCTTCTGGTGCTGGTCTGCCGCAAATCGGGTCGCTGATGTATCCAGCCTTAATCAAATGCTGATCGTCCCGACCTTCTCCAGCCTCGTAGGCAAGGTGCAATTTCTGCCCGCCCTTAACTTGTGCATAAATCATCATTTCCTCCAGTGGCTAACATTACGTTCAACCTTCGCTCCCTTTGGTCGCCTGACCTGCCGCAAAAGGCGCGGCAGTCAGGGTTAACTCTACGTTATGCCCCTACGTCCGGCGGCTTGATCTTGTGCCGACGTTTCAGGGCTTCCTCAATCAGCACGGCCCGGCTCTCCGGCTGTTCGTCCATCCACGCCAGCAGCCAGCGCGGAAGCTTCAGGCTCACCGGCACCTTAACAAGTGCCGGCGGCTTTTTAGGCGCACCGGCAACCATTACGAATTAAACCCGGCCAACTGCCCAACGGTAGGCGCCTGCACCATCGAAACATCAACCCACTGAATCCGTTGATTAGGGTTTTTGTCCTCAATTGTTGCATCGATCACGCCAACCTCACGCACACCCAACTCCTGTACGCGGTACATGGTCGCGTCAACTTCATGGTTCATAACAACTAAATCAAATACTGCTGGCAGCTTTTTCATGATCTACACCTCTCGCAATTTGGTTCAGGCCAATCCTTCACCATAATTACAGTATATACCTTATTTCAATTAAAGTCAATACCATAATTATCGGGGCATAACCCGGCGCTCAACTCGAACTGCGCGAAGAGGCCGCGCAGTCGGTTAGCTCTACGTTCGGCGATTTCCTTGGGGTAGTTGTGGACGGTGTTTCTTGCCATCAGTTGGCTGCGGCTGATTAATTCCAGATTGCCGATGTCGCAGTTGTGCCGGTTGCCGTCCTTGAAAACCAGGGCCATGCCGCGAGGCGGGTATTCGCCATGAGCCAGTTTCCAGTTCCAGCGGTGGAGCGGAACCCACGCTCTGGCGCCCGGAGATGTCTTGATGTCGATATAGCCTTCCGAGTTGACGCGCAGGCTGCCGACTTCGCGCCGGTTGGGTGGGGTAGTGCCGGGCTTGAAGCGGGTTTCGTGCGATCTGCCACCGGAGTCCCATGACAAGCCCTTGTTCCAGGGCGTCATGCCGGGCTGAAAGCGGGTTTTCTCGCCGCGCTTGCCGTCGGTGCGGCCTGCTGCTGGGCTGGACATATAGGCTGGCGACTTGCGCAGGCCCATCGCTTTGGCTTTGCTGATGACCTGTTTTTCACGCAGGCCCATGGAGGATGCCAGCCGGGCGGTATGCTCAACAGGAAAGCGGCGCTGCAGTTCTGCTGTGTCGGATGCCGTCCAGGTGTGGCGGTTCATTTTAGCTTTCATCTTCACGCCATCTCCACATTATTCAATGTGCCGTCCATACCCGGCTCGGCATAAACCACCCCTGCCTCCCGCATCTTTTCATTCACCCACAACACGTAAGCGCGGGCCTGCTCCAGCCGGTGTTGCGGGCTGGTAGTGAAGTAATTGGCGATGGCCGGCATGGTTTCGCGCAGCGTCACCAGCTCCGGGCCGCTGGCGCCGTATTGGCCGGTCTTGTCGTGGCGGCGGCGGATGCCGATGTAGGCGGCGATGGCGGCATCGCAGATGGACAGCATTTCCGCGTGGCGCGTGTCCACCGCGATCTTGTGGCAGACGTTGAGCAGGTAGGCGACGGTGTTGCTGTCTATGGCGTCAAACGTGGCGCTGGCCAGCTTGTCGGTGAAAAAGAAGCCCATGATATCGATGGGGACGCGAATCTCTGGCGCCAGCCAGGTCTGGAGCGGGCGGGGCCGGTATTTGCGGCGCGGTTTTTTGGTGGTGGCCATTTCCGTCCTTAGAAATAGGTCTGCATCCGGACGCAGACTTTCGCCAGCATCCTGCGCTGATCAAGTGTTGCCGTGGCGCGCAAATCTCTGGTGATAAGCCTCGCGCCAACTGCTTTTGATTGGGTTTCAGTTAAGCAGTCGTTCATGAAATCCGGCTCGTCCGTCATCCAGCGCGGCAGAAATAAGCTCAGTATTGAATATCGGCTCACCACTTAACACCTCCATTACCTTCGTGAATAGCATCTGACGCAGTTCTTTGGACATGTCCGTGAAATCTATGCAGTGAAGTGCGCTCATTGCCGCTTCATCTTTTGCGCTCATGCGCCCGCCAGTGATGACCATCGCGTGTCGCACTTCGCAAATGCTGAACCGCCGTCCTTCAAACATCTTCTTGATCCCGAGGATCGCGGCCTGTTTATGGAATTCATCCATCACGCGGCCCTCCGCCAGCCTTGCATGGCCGCTATGATGTTGCGCATGGCCATGTCGGGCGTCATCACGATATTGGGGTTGGTGATTATCCCGCGCCAGGCGCGTGCGCCGCATAGCCTGGAACAGGTTTGGCGATTGCTCCATTCAGATGGCGGTTCTTTTGGCCGGCGCACCAGCGCGATGCCGCAACATTTGCAGGTTTTATCGGTCGTGTCTGACATTTGTCTGTCCTTCCGCTTGTTCGATGTGCTTGCGGGCCACGTCGATGGCGATGACCGAGGCCGGGTAGTCCGATTTGTCGATGGCGTAAATGGCTTTCTCCAGCCATTCGATGGCCATGAATGCGTGCTGTATCTCGCTGGCGCGATGGTCGGTTAGCGCGGCCATGATTCGCCCGCCTTGATCCATGCCAGGCGCCAGGTGTAGCCCAGGGCGCGATAGAAGCGCAGGGCAAAGATCAGCCGCTTCATGATGCGCGCCTCGATTTATAGTCGAGACAATGCGCCACGCTGTTGAGCGGAATCAGCTTGCCGCGACACTTGAGGTCGCCTTCCTCCGTCTGCGTGGGCTTGACGCACTCGGCGCAGGCGAAGGGCTGGAACAGGCGCGGGTGGGCCTTCATCGCTTCCTTGTGGATGGCGTCGATGGCGGCGGGGTCGCCCTGGGCGGCGATCAGGCGGCTGTGGAATGGTTCTGGAATCATGCCGCGTCTCCCGCAAAGGCGCCGGGGGTGGAGAGCCAGCTTTCCCGGTCGGTCTGTTCGTAGGGGTCGAGCAGGCCTTTGAAGTCTGCCGGGCGCACCAGTCGTGCGCCGTGGCGCGAGATGGTCAGCAGCAGGCCTGTGGCTGCCTGCAGCTCGGCGGTTTGCTGGGGCGTGTGGACGCCGATGACGGGGATGTTCATGCGGCCTCCTGCTGTGGAATCAGATCGTCACCCGACCGGGCGGCACTCTTTGCCATCTGGATCAGGCAATCGGCCAGGCGGATGGCCTCGGCAGGGTGGAGGTGCAGGCCGAAATCGCCGGTGAACACGGTGCCGATCTGGATGCAGACTTTCGCATCCCGTGTTTTGCCATCCGCATCCCGGCTAGCCGTAAGGTGGCCGACATAAACCATCGTCCCGCTTTCCAAAATCGTGCTCATGCTCATTTCCGCTCTCCTTTTAATTGTCTGGTGCCGTTACCCGCAAGATTTCCAGATTATTCTTGCCTTTATCCTTCTAATCGTTTCTTTTGAAACATGGTATTCATCGGCTATTACTTTGTTAATTCTTGCGTCAATGCGTATCAATTTGACTTGATCGCAATTTAATTTAATTCCTACTCCAGCCAGTTGTGGGAGCCGCCATCTATTCCTATTTTTACTGACCATATCTTTGTTATTTTCGGATACAGTTCCAGCAAATAGATGGGAAGGATTTACACACTTCCTGTTGTCGCACTTGTGGCAGATAACTGATCCGTCAGGAATCATTCCGTGCGCTAATTCATACGAAAACCTGTGAGCAGAAACGCGCTTTCCTTTAAAGTAAAACTGGCCGTAACCAGTACTTCTAATTGATGCGGACCATTCCCAACATCCTTCAGACTTAATTACTTTCTTCCAGAAGCGTTCCATGGTGATTCCTTATTTACAGGTCAGTTATCAAGGAATCCTTGACAACTCAGCTACCGGCCCGGCTGTACCGGGCGTTTTTGATGCGATGGGTAAGTATAGCCATACTAAACAACCAATGTCAAGCAGCACTAAACTATTTAATTATTTTGTGGCAAAATAAATGCACTCGCGGAATCGCGGGCAACAAAAAACCCGCAGAAGCGGGTTTGTAGTGGCTGTTTTATTGTTTTATTCCCGGCGGTCTTTCATTTTGGCGTCGTAAACGGCCTGCCACTGCATGTTGCTCGGCGCGTCAAGTCCACAGCGCTTGAGCGCGACGATATGGTCGATCACGTAGCCCGGGCATGGTCCGCGACGTAACCCGTTTGACGGACAGGGATTAGTTTGCTTGAATTCGTTCCGTGAAGCGGCGCTGCGCTTTATTTTTCCGTTCGCGTCGCGTTCACAGCACGAGCACTGCGATCCATGCGCAGGGAAGGATAGCGTGACCAGCAGGAATAAGATCAGCCTATATGACTGATCCGCAAGAGTGGCAGACAGATTTTTCATTGTTATTCATCGATCCGCAACGGATGCATTTCTTCTGCTGGTTGGCGTCCACCTGTTCTCCGGTCAGTTTGCATCCGCAATGCTTGCAAACTCGCGCGTCTTTCATTATAAGTTCTTTGCAATCAGGGCATCGTACGTGCGTTTCTGGTGTCGGCGATGCGTCTACTGGCTGCGTGATCCTTGATTGGACTACCAGGGCAAAAATAATACCAATCAGCGGTGAAAGCAGAACGGAAAGCAGGAAGAAACCGAATCCAGACCGGCCTTTATTGGATGCAATAATCCCGGCGATGATGCTGAAAATCATCCAGAATACAAATATTTCCATAGCTGATTCCCTTAATTCGTCATAAACAAATGACGCTATTCTAACCCTTGACCAAGCGCAGGCAAGGTCGGGTTATTGTGTCTCGCTGCGCTGCTGAAAACTTAGATTCTTTGATGCCTCGCGCGCCATGTTAAGCATCGCGTCCCTTATCTGCGGAACGGCTGCCCTGTAACCGAGCAGCAGTTCAACTTCATCGTTTGGCGGGGGTTCCGTTATTTTGAACTGGCTCTTTAGTGGCTCCTTGAGCGCGCTTGAATAATCGTTCTTACCCAAGATCAGCCAATCCAGCGAGAACTTGAATTCTTGCTGTAGTTTAAGCAGGCGCGGTGTCGGTGGAATAAGTTCATCATTCTCCCATTGCGAAACCATTGCTTTCGTGACCTCGCATATCTCCCCAAAGCTCGATTGTGAGAGCTTGTGTTCTTTCCTGATGCTCAATAAACGTTTGCCAATAGTCATCTGCATATTGTATAGCCCAACTAAATCGCCGTGGTTTAGTGGTGCTTGACATTCAATGTTTAGCATGGTTAAACTATGCCTCATGAAGATAAATCAAATAGCGGGATTGGCTGGTGGCGTTGTTGCGCTATCGACCGCGCTCGGCCTCAGCAGGGGTGCCGTGTCGCAATGGGACAAGGTTCCCGTCGATAAAGTGCTGAGGGTTTGCGACCTCACAAGCTGGCAAGTCACCCCCCACGAACTGCGCCCCGACATCTACCCCAACCCATCCGACGGCCTGCCCGTCGATCACCAGGAGGCGGCTTAATTTTTTATGGATGTCCATGTAGACATCCTATTTTTTTGTCCTTTATGAATCACCCCTAAGCGCCCCTAAATTGAATTTACTTTTAGGGGGAGTAAGGAGAAAGCCATGGCTCAGGAAAAACTGTTCTACGACGATGAGTTCGAGGCGTTGAACATGATGGTTAGCAACAGCGAGAAGACGGCCAAGGAATTGGCTTCTTTCCTGTTCCCGCATCTCAAGCCGGAGTCGTCTTATGCGCGCCTCAAGTCGTGCCTGAATCCGGAAAAGGATGAGCGCCTGACCTTCGGCCAGATCGTGGCTGCGATGCGCTTCTGCAACCGCTTCGATCCGCTCTATTTTGCTTGCGATGAGACATTTCACGGGCGCCCGGAAATCAAGGCGCCAGAAGACGAGGAGGCCAAGCTGGCGATGGTGATCAGCGAGGCTGCCAGCGTGATGGATAGGGCGCTGAAGAAGATCAATGCGCTGCAAATGCGCAAGACAATGCGGGTGGCTCATGGATGACATCGACCGCGCCCAGGAGCGCGAAGCCAAGGACCGCGAGCTGTGCCTGGCACAGCGCAAGCCGCAATTGATTCCATGTGGAGTTTGCTTCAACTACAGCGAGCCGGTCGAAGGCCGCGCCGAGTTCTGCGATGCGTACTGCCGCGAAGATTACGAAGCCCGCGATGCGGCCATGTTGAGGGCGGGGCGATGATGCCCGCCCACACCTTTATTTTCAGCAAGGCCCGCGCATTGGCCCGGCGCATCCCGGTCGAGCAGGACAAGAAGCAGGCTGCGCATACCGTGTGCCAGCGCCTGGTGGCGCTGTTGAGGCTGGCTAGATGAGTGATCTGACGCTAGACCAGGCCGCCGATGCACTGGCCTGCATTCCGCCCGATGATCGCAGCGTGTGGGTTTCCATGGCGATGGCGCTCAAGGCGGAATATGGCCAGGCGGCCTATGCCGTGTGGGATGCGTGGAGCGCCGGGTCTAAAACCTATCAACGCAAGCCTGCCCTGGCTGTCTGGAAGTCGATCAAGCGCGCCGGGCGCGTCACGCTCGGCAGCCTGATTTATGAGGCAAAGCAGCATGGCTTTGTGATGCCGCGTGAGGAATTGAGCGAGGAACAGCGCCAGCAGCGCCAGCAGCAGGGCGAGGCGCGCCGCGCAGTGCTGCAGCGCCAGCTAGAGCAGGAGGAAGCGGATCGATCGCGCCGCGCGGCGCATGCGTCGCTGCGTGCCGGCAAGCTGTGGCGCCTGGGTGCGGATACGGGCGTCTCGCCCTATCTGGCGCGCAAGTGCGTCATGTCGGAGTCGGTCAAGTTTCTGCCGGATGGCACGCTGGTGGTGCCGATGATTCGCTATGACCTGCCACGCGCCGCCGCTTTGGTCGGCGCTCAATCGATTTTGCCGGATGGCGCCAAGCGCTTCACGCCGGGCACAGCCAAGCGTGGTTCCGCCTGCCGTCTCGGGCTGGTTGAAGTGGGCGCGCCCTTGCTGGTGTGTGAGGGCTATGCCACGGGCTGCTCGATCCGCATGGCGCTGGATGGCCGCTATCCGGTGTTCGTGGCGTTCGATGCGGGCAACCTGGTGCATGTGGTGGAGATCCTGCGCGGCCTGTATCCCTCCTGCCCGATTCTGATCTGCGCCGATGATGATTGGCGCACGCAGGGCAACCCTGGGCGCACCAAGGCGCGCGAGATTTCACGCAAGGTGCCGTTTGTGCATACCATCGCGCCGGCGTTTGGCGTGACGCGCGCCGACAAGGACACCGATTTCAACGATCTGCACTTGCGCAGCGGCCTGGCCGTGGTGGCGAGGCAGTTTTCCGCGCCGCTGGCTTATCTGCGGCATCTGAAAGTTAGAGTGTCCAAGGAGGTTTCCCATGGCGCTCGATAACAATGTGATCCCCATCATGGAATCTGAAACTCCCACCCCCTCTGGTGAGGCGTCCGCACCCAACAAGGGGAGGGGGGAACGCAAGAAGAAAGACGAAAAGCCGATTGACTGGGGCCGCTTCAATGAGCTGGTGACCAATTTCGTGCTGATCTATGGGACGGATACCTGTTATGACCTGCGCACGCGCCTGTTGCTCAAGGTGAATCATTTGCGCCTGGCCTTCGGTAGCGATTATGTGAAGATGTGGCTGGGCTCGGACCAGCGCCGCATGATCCTTCCAGATCAATTGGTGTTCGATCCTGCCGACAAGGTGGATGAGCCGTGCATCAATCTGTTCGATGGCTTCGTCATGCAGCCGAAGGCGGGGGATTTCGAGCCGATTCTTGAGCTGCTGTATCACCTCTGCGCGGATAGCGCGGATTCGAATGGCGATGTCTCAGCCGTGGTGGCGTGGGTGCTGAAATGGCTGGCGCTGCCGCTGCAAAAGCCTGGAACAAAAATGCGTTCGGCGCTGATTTTCCACGGGTTGCAGGGCGCGGGCAAGAATCTGTTCTTCGAGCTGGTTGCCTCGATCTATGGGCGCTATGCGTCTGTGATCGGGCAGGATCAGCTGGAAGACAAGTTCAACGATTGGGCCAGCCAGAAGATGCTGCTGATCGGTGATGAGGTGGTGGCGCGGCAAGAGCTATTCCACCAGAAAAACAAGCTCAAGGCCTTCATCACGGGCGAAACCATCCAGATCAACACCAAGATGATGCCGCTGCGCCAGGAGCGCAATTTCGCCAACGTGGTGTTCCTCTCCAATGAGGATAAGCCGGTGGCGCTGGAAGAGAGCGACAGGCGCTATTTCGTGGTCTATACGCCGCCAAGGCGTGATGATGACATCTATGTCCGCGTCGCTGCCTGCATGGCAAGCGGTGGCGTCGAGGCGTTCTATGATTTCCTGCTGAGATATGACCTGACCGGCTTCTCGAATTACGACATCCCGCCCATGACTCGGGCTAAGCACAATCTGATCATGCTGTGCCTCAAGCCGGAAGACCGTTTCGTCCGGGAATGGCTGATGGGTGTTCTCCCGCTCCCTTTGCAAGTGTGTAGCGCAAGCCAGCTTTACAGAGCATTCAAGCGCTGGTGCCAGGCGACAGGCGAGCGTTTCTTCCCGCCACAGGAGGGATTCACACGCAGCGCAAAGCGCATGATCGATTCCATGTCACGCAAGAATGGCACGGCCCTGGCGCTCAATTACAAGGTCGTCAAGCTGATCGATAGCGTGAACGGGCAACGGGCACAGCGCATGTGGATACCGGATGGGTGCACCCCACCAGGCGGACAGACTGAGGGCGAATGGGCATGCGAAGGCGTCACCTTGTTCGAGGAGGCCTTGCGCACGTTCATGGAGCAGCACGGAGCAGCATCATGAGGGTCACGCAGTTACGCGGGTTACGCCACGGTTACGCGGTAGTTACGCCTGAGACCCGCGCCGTTACGCGGGTTACGCGAAAACGGGCCTTTCAACTCTCCCATGCGTGTGCGCGTAGCACATTCCATGCCACCCACACATGCGCGCGCATTCGTGAAAGTGTGAATCCGCGTTTCCTGCGTAACCCACGTAACTATGCGGGTCTCAGGCGTAACTACCGCGTAACCGTGGCGTAACCCGCGTAACTACAGGCCTCCCCACGATGTCCAAAAATATGAGGTTGGATATGCCACAAACAGCAGCATGGGTTGATGAGTTGAGGGAGGTGTTTGGATTGGAAGAAGTGAACAAGCAGATCAGGCAGGGCATGACTGGCAAGCAGCCAGTGTTCCATGCCTGTGAGGGTGGGTATGAGATTGGAACGGCATTCACGGGCGGGATCGTGGTTAGTGGGGTTGATATTGCTATCCCGGTAGTGATTGAAGAGAAAAGGAGGGGAAGATGATCAGCATCAAGGTAGACACCAGCGGACTCGACGCCATCCGCGCCCGGCTCTCCGGCATGAGCAAGCAAGTCAACTACGCCGCCAGCCGCGCCATCAACAGCGTCGCATTCGACGCCATGCGCGAAGGCCAGGCCCACATCACCGCCGGCCTGAACAACCCCACGCCCTGGACCGTAAAAGCCTGGTACGTGCGCAAGAAAGCCAGCAAGAACGACCTCACCGCCTCGGTCGGCTGGTCAGACTACCTCTCCAACAAGCGCGGCCATGCTGCCGAATACTACCTCTCGCAACACTGGACCGGCGGCGCGCGCAAGATCAAGGCCTTCGAAGCCCGCCTGCAACGCGCCGGACTCATGCCGCAAGGCACAGTATCCGTGATCGGCGCGGCGGCCTCAGACCTCGGCATGGTCGACGCGCGCGGCAACATCAAAGGCTCGGCACTGGTCGCCATCCTGTCCGGCCTGGGCGCCTTCACCGAAGCCGGGTACAGCGCCAACGCCAACGGTCGCCGACTCAGCAAAAGCAAAGCCGCTGCGCGCCACGTCTACTGGGCAGGCAAGCCCGGCCCGAACACCCCGAACGGGATCTGGATGATCGACGAAAAGCACAAAAGCGGACGCGGACGCCTGCGACCCATCCTGGTATTCGTCAAAGGCACCAGCTACAAAAAGCGCCTGGACCTCGACAAGACCGTCGAAAAGTCACGCCGCAACTTCGACAAGTATTTCGAAACCGAACTACAAAACGCACTCAGGACCGCCCGATGAACGCCGACGGCACCATGACCATGGAAGAATGCCAGCGCGCCTGGCTGGCCGCCTGCCTGCCGCCAGCGGTCGAGCGCCCCTCCTGCTACAACCGAGCCGAATACGACCAGCCCGTCACCAGCGCCGAATTCCCCGCGCTCACCTGGAAACAGAACTGGCGCAAAGACTGCGCCCACTGGCACCCCGGCGGCAACGCCCACGTGCGTCCATGGTGCGACTCTGCAGGCGGCAGGAAAACCCGCTGGCACGCCTGCAGTGGATGCGCGCGGAAGGTTGTGGACAATCAAAGGTACTCCCTGGAGTCTGCCAGCACGGGTAATGCGCACCGCGATGTTTCTCTAGTCACGAGTTTTTTGTAAGGGGGTTCCGGTTTATGAATCAACAAGTTAATCATAATGTTAAGTTAGTATCTGTGGATGAACTGCTGCCGTATTCGCGCAATTCAAACACGCATCCAGACGCGCAGATTGCGGGGCTTGCTGCAAGCATTGATGAGTTCGGCATGGCGGGTGCGCTGGTGGTTCGCGACGGGGTGATCGGTAAAGGTCACGGCACGCTGGAGGCGATCAAAAAAATCTACTCGGCAGGCAAGCGGCTGTATCCGCCACCCGGCAAGGCGCAAGGGGCTGAGCCTTACCCTGCTGGCGTGGTGCCAGTGCTGGACGCATCTGGCTGGACTGACGCGCAGTTCCGCGCCTTCGTGATCGCCGACAACAACCTCGGCAGGATGAGCGTGGTGGATGACGAGCTGCTCAAGATCGAGATCGGCGACTTGAACGAGCAGGGTTTCGATCTCGGACTGATGGGCTTCGACCAGGCCGCCATCGACGCGATGCTGGCCAGCGCCGGAACGGACGGGCTGACCGACCCGGACGACACGCCGGAAGTGCAGGCGCAGGTGATCAGCAAGCCCGGCGACGTGTGGGTGATGGGCAAGCACCGCATCATCTGCGGCAGCAGCACGGATGCCGACACCGTGGCGAAGGTGCTGGGCGGCGTGCAGCCGCACCTGATGGTCACCGATCCGCCGTATGGGGTTGAGTACGATGCGGACTGGCGGAATCACGCACTTCGTGCCGACGGCACGCCCGTGGCCGGTCGTGCCGTTGGGAAGGTTATGAACGACGATAACGCTGACTGGCGCGAAGCGTGGGCGCTATTCCCCGGAGAGGTTGCTTACGTTTGGCACGCTGGAATTTTTTCTCCGGTCGTATCTGCCTCACTTGATGCTTGCGGGTTTGAATCGCGCGCGCTGATCGTCTGGGCAAAAAGCAACCACACATTTGGGCGCGGACACTACCACCACCAGCACGAGCCATGCTGGTACGCCGTGCGCAAGGGAGGGACCGGCCATTGGGCTGGAGACCGCAAACAAACCACGCTCTGGCAAATACCCAAGCCAGCGAAATCCGAAACCGGCCACTCGACGCAAAAGCCCGTCGAGTGCATGCGCCGCCCCATCGAAAACAACAGCAGCCCAGGCCAGGCCGTGTACGAGCCGTTCAGCGGCAGCGGAACTACCATTATCGCAGCCGAACAGACCGGGCGCTGCTGCTACGCCATCGAACTCAACCCGGCCTATGTGGACGTGGCCGTACGTCGCTGGCAAGAATTCACAGGGGGGGGGGGCTGTGCTGGAAGGGGACGGGCGCAGCTTCTCCGAAATTGCAGCGGCGCTGCAGGCATGAGGCCGGCGGCATAAATGACCAAGCCAACCACCGCTGCGGGCACCATCACCCACGACGTTGCCGCCCGCCTGATCGGCGTCACGCCTGCCGAACTCACCGCGCTAGTCAACGGCGGGCAGGTGCGTCGCGCGGACAAGAACGCATATTCGCTGCCGGTGCTGGTGCAGGACTACATCGGACACATCAAGGCCGAGAACGAGCGGCGCATCACCGCGCCGAAGCAGGCCGACATTGCTGAGCACATGGATTTGTCAGAGCGCTCGGTGCGCGAGTTTTTGAGTGGAGCAGGGCTGGATCACAAGCAATGCACGATTGACGAAATCCGCGTCGGCTACATCCGACACCTCCGCGAACAAGCCGCCGGACGCGCCGCCTCCGGCGATCTCGATCTTGCTACCGAGCGCGCTATGCTGGCCCGCGAACAGCGCGTCAGGATCGAAATGCAGAACGCCGTCACCCGTGGCGAACTGGCCCCGATGATCTTGATGGAAGAAGTCCTCGCAAAAACAGCGTCGAAAGTGGCCGGCGTGCTGGATGCCATCCCCGGCATGGTGCGCCGCCGCGTCCCGCTGCTGACCGCCGACGACATCGAGCTGATTGCCGGAGAAATCGCCAAGGCGCGTAACACGGTGGCCACCATGTCGATGGATGACATGGACGATGAAGAAGAGCCAGAGCCAGAAATACCGGCCATCATCGAGGAAGAAACAGACTGATGGATCTGAGCGAGCACAGCCGCTTCATCCTTCCCGCGCTCCAGACGCACCGGGCGCGCGGCCTCGCCGCCTTTGGCGTGCCCGAACCCATGACCCTGGACGAATGGGCGCGCAAGCACTTCTACCTCTCCGCAGAATCCTCCTACGTCGAGCAATCCTGGACGCCCTGGTGGTTCCAGCGCGCCATCATGGCCAGCATCAGCAACGACGACATCCGCGAAGTGATCTGGCGCAAGTCTGCCCGGGTCGGCTACACCAAGATCATCCTCGCCGCCATGGGCTATTTCGCCCAGCACAAGCGCCGCAACCAGGTGCTATGGCAGCCCACTGACGACGACCGGGACGAATTCGTCAAGACCGAACTCGACCCCATGCTGCGCGACGTGGCCGTGATGGAAAAAGTATTCCCCGCCTACCTCAAGCGCGACAAGGACAACACCCTCCAGGCCAAGAAGTTCCTCGGCTCCATCGCCCACATCAAGGGCGGCAAGGCCGCCAAGAACTACCGCCGCATCAGCGCCGATACCGCCTACCTGGACGAATACGACGCCTTCGACAGCAATATCGAAAAAGAAGGCGACCCCGGCACCCTGGCCGCCAAGCGCATCGAAGGCGCCACCTTCCCCAAGCTGGTGATCGGCAGCACGCCCAAGCTCAAGGGATTCTCCAACATCGAAAAGCGCGAGCGCGATGCCGACCTGTTCCTGCAGCCGCACATCCCCTGCCCGGAGTGCGGAGAATTCCATCCCCTCACCTGGGGCGGAAAGGACGAACCGCACGGCTTCAAATGGACCGAAGATAACCCAGAAACCGTGCGCCACCTCTGCCCCCACTGCGGCGCACTGATCGAGCAGGCGCAATACCTCGCCATCGGCGAACAAGGCCGCTACCAGTCAGAAAACGGAACCACCTGCGACACCGACGGCATCTTCCGTAACGCCGCCGGAGAAACCATCCGCCCACCCGCCCGCATCGCCTTCCACACCTGGAGCGCATACAGCCCCAACGTCTCATGGGCAGGAATCGCCCGCGACTTCATCGCCGCCTACCGCGAAGGCGGAGAGGGCAAGAAAGAAAAGCTGCAAGCATTCTGGAACACCACCCTTGGCGAATACTGGGCCGAAGCCTTCGAAAAATCAGACGAAAACGAACTCCGCGCTCGCGCCGAACCCTACCCGCTGGAACGTGTACCCATGGGCTCCGTCCTGCTGCTGGCCGGGGTAGACACCCAGCCCAACCGCCTGGAGTGCGTCGTGTGGGGCTATGGACGAGGCTGTGAAAAATGGGCCATCGCCCACCGCATCTTCTTCGGCAACCCCGACGAAGATGAAGTCTGGCAGGATCTGGAAGAATTCATCTTCGAAACCGAATTCAACCACGCCAGCGGCCAGCGCCTGCGCATCGCCGGAACCGCCATCGACACGCGCGGCCACAACACCCACGCCGTCTACAACTTCTGCGCCAAACACGCCCGCCGCAAGGTCTTCGCCATCGGCGGACGCTCAGGCCGAGAAAAGCACATCCGCGATGGCGCCAGCAAGGTAGACATCGACTGGAAAGGGCGCCTGCGCAAGAACGGACTGGTGCTGTGGTGGGTAGGCACAAATCACGCCAAAGACCTGATCCATGGCCGCCTGCAAATCACCCGGCCCGGCCCGGGCTACATGCACTTCAGCAACGAACTGACCGACGAATTCTTCAAGCAATTCACCGGCGAGGCCCGCACCACGCGCCGCACCACGCGCGGCGACGAATCCACCTGGACAGCCATCCGCAAGCGCGTCGAGACATGGGATTGCACGGTGTATGCGGTATGGCTGGAAACCTATTTCGAGCTGGCAAAAAGAAGCGCGAAATTCTGGGACGACCTTGAAGCCAAAGTCCAGCCCATAGTCGGCGACCTGTTTTCCCCCGAAAACATCCCCGCACCGCAAAAAAGAGAAGCGCCAGCAATTCAGCCAAAACCTGAAAAACCCCAACCGCGCGCCTCTGCGCCCAACCGAAAAGTCACGAGGGACTGGTAAATGTGCGACCTGTTAAGCCGAATCATAGAAATCGTCCAGCAACTCCAGCCCAGCCTGAGCGACGAAATGGCACTGGAGATCGAGCGCAGCCTGCGCGCGGAGTTTGCCGGGGAACAGGTTTACATCTACAAGCGCGTGGCCGAGCGCGACAAGATGCGGATTGAAGTCCGGCGCCGCTTCAACGGGCGCAACGCTACCGAGATCGCGCGCGAGCTGGGGATCGGCAGGACAACGGTTTACCGGATTCTGAAGACAAGTGGAAAGTGAAATCGTCCCACTTTTCCTAAATTTGGAACAGTCGCCCCTGTAGCCTCGCGCGAATGGCCCTTACTCAAACCGATCTCGACGCTATCGATGCCGCCATCGCTGGCGCAGAACTGACTGTCACGGTAGACGGCAAGTCCGTCACCTACCGCTCCATCACCGAACTCAAGCGCGCGCGCGAGCATGTTTCCGGCGTGATTTCAGCCGCCAGCGGAACCCGGCGCACCGCGTTTTACTTCACGCCAGCCGGACGGCGCGACTGATGGCCGCGCCTGAATACAGCCTGCTCGACAAGGCCATCGGATTCATTGACCCCGCCGCCGGTTTACGCCGCGCACTGGCCCGCCGCGCCATGGTCAAGGTGCGCGCCTACGAAGGCGCCAGCACCAAGGACGGATGGATACCACGACGCTCCGGTGCATCCGCCAATGCCGATCAGGCAGCGGACGGCACCATGCTGCGCGCCCGCGCCCGTTCGCTGGTGCAGAATAACCCCTATGCCGCCAAGGCGCTGTCCTGCCTGGTCGCCAACGTGGTGGGCGAAGGCATCCTCCCCTGCAGCCGCGCCAAGGATGAAAAAACCCGCCTCGCGCTCGACGCGCTATGGCAATCCTGGATGCAAGTCAGCGACGCCGACGGCGGCACCGATTTCCACGGCCAGGAAGCGCAAGCCTACCGCGCCATGGAGCAGGACGGCGAAGTTCTGATCCGTCTGCGTGGCCGCCTGCTCTCGGACGGCCTGCCCGTCCCGCTGCAAATCCAGATCCTCGAAATCGACTACCTCGACACCAGCAAGAACGGAAAAAGCGAGTCCGGCGGCCCCATCATCTCCGGCGTGGAACTGGACGCGCTGGGCAAGGTCGCCGCCTACTGGCTATTCGAACATCATCCCGGCGACGGCTATCGCGCCGGCGGCGTCGCCTCGCTCAAGAGCCGCCGCTATTCAGCCGACACCATCATCCACCTGTTCGCCCCGGACCGTCCCGGCCAGGCGCGCGGCATCACCCGCTTCGCCCCGGTCATCGCCCGCCTGCGGGATCTGGCTATCTATGAAGACGCCGAACTCTCGCGCAAGCAAAACGAAGCGCTGATGTCCGTATTCATCTCCGGCGATGGCAGCGATTTCGCCGTCCCCGGCGACGGTCAAAGCATGACCGATGCCCGCTCAGCCGCCGCCCTGTTGGGCGATCTGGGTAGCATCCGCCCCGGCGCGGTGATGGCCACCAACGGGCAGACCGTCACCGTATCCGAGCCAACAGCCGCGCCCGGCTATGCCGACTACCTGCGCATGCAGCTCTATGCCGTCGCGGCAGGCACAGGCGTCACCTACGAAATGCTCACCGGCGATCTCAGCCAGGTCAATTTCAGCAGCGCCCGGATCGGCATGATGGAATTCCGCCGTGGCGCGGAACAGCGCCAGTGGCACGTCCTGGTCCCGCGCCTGCTCACCCCGGTGTGGCACACCTTTGTCGACGCCGCCGTCCTGGCCGGCAAAATCCCCCGCGCCGACTACGCCGTCGAGTGGACCACGCCGAAATGGGATTACGTCAACCCGCTGCAGGACGTCAAGGCCGACGCAGAAGAAATATCAAACGGACTCTCCAGCCTGTCCGAAAAACTGCGCCAGCGCGGATACCAGCCGGAAACCGTATTTTCCGAGCTGGGAAATGATTACAAGCTACTCGAGCAAAGCGGTGCGCTATCCATGATCAAGCTATTGCTCGGCAAGAGCGGGCCGGACGTTCCGCCGCCGGATGCCGCGCCGGACGCCGCGCCAAGCGCCAAGCCCGCGCGCAGCGAAGGCGACCTGCGCAATGACCGGCTGATGGAAAACCTCACCCGCGCCGTGGCAAGCGCAGCAGAAAAGCCGGTCAGCGTCCACATCACCCAGGCGCCTCCTGGCGAAGTCCATAACCATTTTGCGGCACAAGAGGCCACACAGGTAAGGGTGGAAGTACCGCAGCAGCCCGCCCCCATCGTCACCGTGGCCGCACCAGAAATCCGCATTGAAGTCCCGCAGCAGGCAGCGCCCATTGTCCATGTAGCGGCGCCAGAGGTAAGGGTAGAGAACACCGTCCAACCGGCAGAAGTCAACGTCAACCTGCCCGCGCGCAAGACCGAAACCACCGTGGTCAGGGACGCGAAAGGCAACATCGCCACCGCCACACAAATAGAAACAGACCTCTAGAAAAAGGGCATCATCATGGCATACGAAGACATCGCGGCAGACGTAACAATCGACAACGTAACCAAGGTCATCGACTACGTTGGTAATGCCCACGGCGCGGCTGGCGCGGGGTACTACACAGGTATCTATTTGCATCGCTGGCTAGGCAGCTTGGCAGATGATGCGCAAGCCTCGACAGGCTCTGGCGACTACATGGACATGACCAAGCTCACGCCATCGAGTCGAAACGGTATTGACCAGATTATCCAGATGCTCAACGGCTACACGCTGACTGTGACCTTGATCGAGCACTTGTACGACTGCTCGATCATCATGAACGGTGGCGACGACATCTACGATGGTTTCACACTGATCACGGCAGAAGGCTGCGACATGCAGATCGTGCAGAATGGCGCGATCGTCGTCAATGACTTCTGGAACACGATTCCGAGCGGTCAAACTACCAAGGGATTGAACCGCGACCTGACGAAAGGTATCGCTGCTCGCTTCCTGCTCAAGGTGCGCAGCGCCGGTGTAGACATCGACTTGCGCCGGGTGCTAGGTCAGACCCGCGTGTATGGATACACCAACTCAGAGTTCTTGGTCAACGGCTCCGCTCGTGGCAATAACGTGATCGCGTTGAACTATGCGGCGGACAACAACAACTTGACAGCTGCCGGCACGGTCGCGACCTGGACGGACATCACCCTGACGACAGAAGGCTACAACGCCATCGACGTAGATGCCAACGCTGTCAATGAGTACTACTACAGCAAGTGGAATGTCAACAAGCCTACACGCACAATCAATAACTTCTATGAGCGCATCAAGTATCTCCAGCGCCAAGGCTCGGCAGAAACCTTGTACGGCTTGAATGGTGAACTGTTCCGTGGCGTGACCCACCAGATCGCTTACAGCACGTTGACAGGTTTATTCGACGACAGCAACCCAGTGACGTTCTCTAACGGCGCAACGGCGCAGATTCTGGCCGACGATGGATCGGGCGTCATGTGGGTACAGCTGCTGACCGGATCACCCCCTGTTGCCACCAATACCATTTCACAGACGGTGCCGGACGCTGCATCGGCCACCATCACCACAATGACTGCGCGCCCACTGAGCTATCCGGCTTGCGGACAATCGACCGGCTCTGCTCTGCTGGGTGCCTATGGCTTCGGCATTGAGACGGACGACCTGACCAGTAATGACAAGCTTATTGCTCTGGATGGCGTCGAGCGCACCCCGCCAAACAACCAGACGTTCTACGTCAATGGTGTGGTCAGCACAGAAGACTACGTGTTAGTTGGCCTGAAAAATGGCGGTGGCACAGACATCGATGCAGGGCAGTTCCTGCTGAATACCACTTTGGTTGGTGCGGACGCTTCGGTCGTTGTCAAGGTTGGCACAGAGACTCCAGGCACCGGCACGCAGAGTGCGACAGATACCCCGTCTACAGGCACGATTCGCGTTGAGGGTGATGATGGGGTGTACCACCGCGTCGCCTATACCGGGATTACGATTGGCGCATCGACAATGACCTTTACTGGCTGTACGGGCGCACCTGCGGCGACAGCGAACAACGACGTGTACATCAGCTACATCGACAAACTGGCGGACGCTACCACGCTGTCCTACCAAGCCACCTACCACTCATCACGCAACCTGTTCGCTCGGGTACGGGATGGTAAGACGACCCCGATCAAGACTTTCGAGGGTACAGGCACATTCGGCTCTGCCGGTGGTTCTATCTCTGTGTCCCGCCAGACTGACGAGTAAGCATGTTCTACGTTCTAACGCTAGGCGATGCGGTAATGGTGACGGAATCAAACCCGTACTCATTGCCGCTCGCGCTTTGGTCTATCCACGAAGTTGACGGGACTATCCCTGATCTGAATACTCATGCGTGGGATTTCCAGAGCGATGGGTTCGTAAAGTTCGGCGGGAATCTATCCCGCGTGGATTTTATCTTGCGCTTCACCGCCTCCGAGTGGGAAGCGGCGGCCACGTCATCCGACATCAACATCAAGCAGGGCATGGCATTGATTCTCGCCGCTGAATACATCGACGTAGCAGATATGCGCACCATGATGCTGGTCGGCTATTGCGCCATGATCGGACTGATCCTTGATTCCCGCGTGGCGGAGATACTGGCATGACTGCGCCCGTTTACGCGACCGACTTAGCTACCACGACTGCCGACACCACCAAAGGAACGATCTATCGGCAAGATTCGACCTCGGCGCTAACCACTACCGGATGCCTCGGTACGCTAACGCATGGCGAGCCTACAGGTAGCACGGCGGGTGGACTTCCTACGCAAGATACGGACTACTTTATTCTTGGGGTAGCCACTGCCGACAAGTCTTTCAATGCTACCGGTGTAGGCGGCTTGGGTGCAGGTACAACCAACGCAGCCTCGCTACCTACTGATGGCGCATTCCTATTCTGGCAGATGTTCACTTGCCCGAATTCGGTATCAGCTAAAGCCAGCGGGGGCATTCAGTGCCTTGTGGGTAGCTCTGTAGCCAACTACTACAGGTTCTATGTGGATGGTGACGATACGCACCCCTACGGTGGCTGGAAATGCAACCCGATCAACCCCTCGGTAACGCCTAGCGCGACACAGGGTACGCCCACAGGGACCAACCAGTATTTCGGTGTGGCGTACAACGTGGACAACGCGGTAGCCAAGGGAAATCCCGCTGCATTGGGCGCGATCCGCTTTGGGCGCTGTTATCTTCTGTGTACCGCAGGTGACGTTACCAACGGCTACGCCACGTTCACCGGGGCGGGTACATTCAACGACTACAACGACGGCACGAATGGCTGGAACCGTCTCGGCCTGATGCAGCCGGATGGCGGTTCTGCCTACAAGATGCAGGGGCTGTTCCAGATGGGGTCAGCCGCAACAGCGGTTGATTTCCGCGACAGCAACAAGACCATCAACATCCAGGCAACACCGTTCGTCACAGCCAATTTCAACACCTTTGAGGTTGTGAATGCCGCAAGTCGGGTAGATTGGACAGGCATCACCATCAACTCGCTCGGCACCGTGTCGCGAGGCCGTTTCATCATGACGGACAATGCAGACGTCAACAAAGACAACTGCACCTTTAATGACTTGGGTACTTTCTCGTATCTATCGGGGGCCACTGTTCTGAATACAACGTACCGCCGCTGCCTACAAGTCACTTTGGGCGGAGCTACGCTGACGGCGGTAAAGTTCGATAAGTCTGACGCTGCTATCGCACTGGCTTGTGGCTCTTCGGTATCCACCATAAGTAATACAGACTTTATTTCATCAGGCACAGGTCACGCCATTGAGATCACAGGTGGCACAAGTCACACCCTGACAGGCATCACCTTCACAGGCTACGCCAGCGGCAATGGTAGCACCGGCAACGAAGCCGTCTATGTGAACATCGGCGCTGGGGAAGTGACCATCTACGCCGACTCGACATTCAGCTACCGCACTGCCGGGGCGACTGTGACCGTCATCGCTGGCTCAGTGGCTTTCCGGGTCGATGCACGAAAGTCTGACGGCACACTGGTTTCCGGCGCAAGCATCGCCCTGTTCGCCAAGGACGCGACCGGCGACTTGCCGTATCAGGACACAGTGACAATCACCAACAGTGGCACGACGGCGACTGTATCGCATACCGGCCACAACATGCTGACCAATGACAAGGTGCTGATCGAAGGCGCGAGCCTGATGGCGAACAACGGCGTTTACACGATCACCTACATCAGCGCCAACAGCTACAGTTACACGATGGGTAGCACGCCCGGCAGCGACCCCACAGGCACGATCAAGGCGACCTGGACTGCGCTGTACGAGGCCAACGTCACGGCGGGCTTCCTGAGTGCTTCGCGGGTATTCTCGGTAAACCAGCCCGTCACTGGTTGGGCGCGCAAATCGACTTCCGCACCGTATTACCAGACAGCGCTTGTGTCCGGTGAGATTGATTCATCGGCGGGGCTTCTCCTGACCGCACTTTTATTGCCGGACGAATAATGGCCTACGACTCTGAATACGATGGCCGGATGATCGCTGCCACTCGCAATATCGAGGGGTTGTTCGTGGCGGTAAACCATTTCGAGCAGAAAAGAGCGGACGATGCCGCACGGGTAGAATCCATGATCGCCACGATCACCCAGCTTACCCAGCAGGTCGTCGCCCTTAATCAAGCCGTGGCCCTGCTTAAAGCGCAATCGTTGTACTGCGGGGTGACTGAGTGATCTCCATACACTGGCCCAGCAAGGTGATCAGCGTGCCTCGCGCAGACATGCTGCTGGTGCAATCGGCCCCTACTGAAATACGAGAACTTGATGTAGAAGATTTTCGCCTTGCCTTGAAGAGCCTCGAAGATGATCCGATCGGGATGGCCTATGCAGATACCCACCGGCACAATCCGCCCGTTACCGTGGGCGGCGTTACGCTTGCCCGTGTGATCGAGATTGTCAACGGCTACACGGTGACGTTTGAAGATGGCCAATACGCGGTCAACATCGTGGGCGCGAACAGCAACATAGGCGACCGGGTAAACGTCAACCAGGTATCGGTGCGCTCCGCTAACTCGGCAGGGCTTACCCAGATCAGAACCGTGGAGGCTGGCGCTTTCGGCGGGGTAGTGGCACTGGACGTGACGCACGGATACCCAGGAACGGGCTACGTTGACGGCATCCCCATTGGAACCCATGCCCGACCCAGCAACAACGTGGCAGACGCGGCGTTCATCGCGGAATTGCGCGGTATTGAGGTTATCGTCGTACACGGCGAAATGGTGCTGACATCAGGGGATGACCTGAGTGGCTATACGATTCGCGGCGAGAACGCTATTACCACGATGGTAACAATCGAAGCTGGGGCGAACGTAAGTAATTGTCAGTTCGAGGACATGATCATCTCCAATTCGGTGCTGGATGGCTACGCCTACACCAAGCACTGCTCCGTCAATAACGTCGACGGAATAGAGGGCTATGTGGAACTGGCAATGTTGTCCGGCAACCTCAGTCTCGCCGGCACGCAAAACACGTATTTCATTTCGTGCAAGTCAGGGTGCGTCGGGCTTGGCACAGCTGATCTTCCAGTGCTGAGCATGGCAGGGTCTGGTCGGCATGTAGCGTTCCGAGGATACGAAGGGCCAATAAAAATCACCAACAGCACCGACCCCGACAACACTATCTGTATCGACGTCTCGAGCGGAGCCACTATCACAATCGACCCATCCTGCACGGCTGGTAATATCTACGTCGGGGGGATCGCTCACCTCCCGCCAACTGCCCACGGCATGACCGTGCATCTTGACCGGCAACTGGACCAGAAGAGCATCGCTGATGCCGTATGGAGCCATGCCAGTGCCGCCCAGATGATCACCCGCCTGGCCGAAGCCTGGGGCCGTCTGGGGCTGGATGTCAGCAAACCGCTGGTCACCGGACAAACCAGCATCACCTTCGGCGACATCGCCATGGCGCTCACAGGTGACGCCACCAGCACCACGGTCACCAGGCAGTAATGAGCATCAACGCCCGCGCCATCGCCACGCTGGGGATTGGCTTTGGCGCGCTGGCCATATCCTCCATCGGCTTCAATGCAGGCGACATCCTCATCCCGCCGCCCATCGCCCCACGCCGCAGCTCAGGCAGGCTGATGAGCACGCATTCTCTACCGCGCGGCCCACGAGAGGATGAAGATGCGCTGCTTTTACTGCTGTTGTGAAATTGTCCCACTTTTCCTAAGTTTGGAACAGCCTTATCAGTAGCCTGCTTGTATTCCTCACCGGAGATACGAAATGCAGCGTGAACTACCCATGCAGATGCGGCAAGCCGCATTCCAACCTGCCACCCTGAACGAAGCCGACCGCACCGTCGAGCTGGTGTGGACCACCGGCGCCTCCGTGCGCCGCATGGACTTCTGGACAGGCCGCGCCTATTACGAAGAACTCTCCCTTGACCCCGAACATATCGACCTGACCCGCCTGAACAACGGCGCGCCGCTGCTCAACTCCCATTCCGCCTCTGATCTTGTCGACGTGATCGGCGTAGTCGAGCGCGCCTGGCTGGAAGGCAACGAAGGCCGCGCAGTAGTTCGTATCGACGCCGGCGAGATCGATGTGCTGCGCAAGGTCAAGGACGGAATCCTGCGCAACGTGTCGGTCGGCTACGCGGTCAGAAAATACCAGATCGAGGAAGGCGACATCCCCGTCTATCGCGCCATTGACTGGGAGCCGATGGAATTGTCGCTAGTCCCCATCGGCGCAGACGCTGGCGCAGGAACCCGCGCTGCACAAGCCTCACCCTGCGAATTCATTACCCACCGGGCAGCCGCCCAAAACCCGAAGGAAAAAATCATGCCTGAAATCACACCGGCCCCCGCCGATCTCGACGCTATCCGCGCCGAAGCCGCACTCGCCGAGCGCGCCCGCGTTTCCGATATCACCACCCTGTGCGAGCGCCACGCCGTGGCCCACTTGCGCGACGGCCTGGTCAATGGCGGCACCACGCTGGATAACGCCCGTGGCGCCATCCTCGAAGCTGTTGCCGCCCGCGATGCCGGCGGAACCGCGCAGCGCATGCCGCATGTCGTCACCCTGGTAGACGAAACCGACACCCGCCGCGAAGCCGTCGAAAACGCTATCCTGCATCGCGCCACCCCGGGCCGCGTCAAACTCACCGACGCAGGGCGACAGTATCGTGGCCTCAGCCTGATCGAGATGGGCCGTGAAATGCTCGAAGCCTCCGGCGAAAGCACGCGCGGCATGGATAAGCTGCAACTGGCGCAACGTGCCTTGTCCACCAGCGATTTCCCCATCATCCTGGCCAACGTCGCCAACAAGACGCTGCGTGCAGGCTATGAGGCCGCCCCGCAAACCTTCAAGCCTTTCACCAAGCAGACCAGCGCGCCCGACTTCAAAACCATTCAGCGCTCCGCTTTTGGCGACGCGCCGACCCTTAAAAAAGTCAACGAGCACGGCGAATTCACCGTCGGCACCATCGGCGAAGGCAAAGAGAGCTACCAGCTCGCCACTTATGGTCGCATCGTCAGCATCACGCGCCAGACCATCATCAACGACGACCTCGGCGCCTTTGCCGATCTGCCCGGCAAGTTTGGCCGCGCCGCTGCGGATCTGGAAAGCGACATCGTGTGGGGCATCATCACCGCCAACGCCGCGATGAATGACACTTACGCGCTGTTCCACGCCAACCACGGCAACCTGGCCGGCACCAACGCCGCCATCGCAGTCGCCTCCCTGGGCCTGGCCCGCGCAGCCATGCGCAAGCAGACCAGTATCGACGGCAACCCGATCAACGTCTCCGCCGCCTACCTGCTGGTCCCCGCCGCCCTGGAACTGGTCGCCCAGCAATACACCAGCGCCGATTTCGTCAGCGCCAAGTCCAGCGACATCAACCCGTTCAAAGGCACGCTGCAAGTCATCGCCGAGCCGCGCCTAGACACCAGCAGCGCCACCGCCTGGTATCTGGCTTCCGACCCGATGCAGATCGACACCATCGAGTACAGCTACCTCGAAGGAAACGAAGGCGTTTACATCGAAACCCGCAACGGCTTCGAAGTGGACGGGCTGGAGATCAAGGCCCGCCTCGACTTCGCGGCCAAGGCCATCGACCACCGTGGCCTGTTCAAGAATATCGGCGCTTAACCCTGTGACGGGGCGGCAGACGCCGCCCTGATCTGAATAAACCAAAAGGAAATCGACATGGAAAATTACAACCAGACGGGCGCGATGATGGATTACACCGCCAGTTCAAATATCGTCAGTGGGCAGGTTGTCGCTGTTGGAAATATGCTCGGCGTCGCCTCCGGCGATATTGCCTCCGGTGCAGTAGGTGTTCTCAAAATGCAGGGCGAGTTTATTGTTCCTAAAGTCTCGGCAGCCGTCATCGCCCAGGGCGAGACCTTGTCCTGGGACGCCAGCGCCGGTGCTTTTGATGACAACCTGGCGACGCCGGCATCCGGCGACATCACAGGCTCCGCTACTTATGCGCGCGAGAGCGCAGGAAACGGCGTAACCAGCATGCTGGTCATGTTCACCAACGCACCCGGCACACGTACAGCCTGATGACTGATTTTGCCGCCCACGCCGCCCGCGCAATCCACCGCCTGGGCAGCGCCGTGACCATCACCCCGACCGGCCAGCCTGCTCGGGTGGTCAACGCCATTTTCAGCACCACGCCAGGCTTATCACTCGGCATGATCGATGGATACAGCCCGATGTTGCGGATGACGATGACGGATGGCAGCGGACTGGCAGAAGGGAATCCCGCCGTCGTCAATGGGGTGAGCTACACCATCTCGCGCCTGCAGACCGATCACGATGTCGGCGATGTCCTCGCCACGCTGGAAACCG